CACAGTACGAGTGATAGGCTTATCTTTAATGACAAGCGGATTGTCGTAGAGATAAGGCTTATCAGGGGTATCCGGTTGGTAGAACTTAGGGTCGAAGAATTTAGGGAGTCTATCTACACTATGGCCAGCGTCAACAAGACCACCCCCAATAGCATTGCCAGCTTCAGTTAAATTCTCACCAAGACCAAATTGCTTTGGATCCTTGATTTCGTGTGAACCCTCCAGGGGACCATCAGGGTTTTTCTTGGCAGCCATCTCCTGCTCTGCCTTTTGAGTGGCGGCGGCTTCGGCATTGGCTGCTTCTTGATCGGCTGCGATCTGTTGATCAATAGCCTCCAGATTGTTATATCGGTTTAAGGCATCTTGATTAACCTCAAACTGATCTTCAAATGTGCTCATACAGCATTACCGTGAATAATGTTAAACCGCCTACCATCTGGCAGTGCAATCGTTAACCTGTCCCCATACTCAGTCTTTACCTTGCCGACAACCCAGGCACCATTACGTAGGACAACCTTGGTTCCTTGAGGCATTGCATAATCCCAGCCATTGTGAGATCCATAACTACGACTTGCGCCAAATTCACCACCATCAACAGTTGCTCCAGCTCCAACAGGCACAACACCAGCAAGTGTTTGGAAGCCAACATAGTTGTCTAGTGAGTTACGTGAGAAGAACTTGCCGTTGTCTTGTTTAATGTCCAAGTGTGGACCATATTGACCAGGACCGTTAGGACCAATACCGCCTACCTTGTAGACAACACTGGACTTCATACGAGAAACATCAAAGTTGGGGTTATTGATGTTTGCCTTTGCAGTGTTAAGGGCTGCTACAAGTACTTGTGGTTTGACGGATTGAAGACCAATCCACTCATTACCCATACCACCAACTACAGCACCAGCATCTACTTCACCACTAAAGAACTTACCTGCACGACCATGAATCAATGCAATCGCAAGTTTATCTTGAGTAGCCTGATCATAAATATCTGAACGGCTAGCCTTACCACGAGAGACAAGACCACGAAGTGTACCGCCAATAATCTGGTAACGTCCACTGGCATGGAGAACACCACGAGCTTGTAGGTCCATTACTTCTCCAACAGTCATCTGTGTGAGAGGACGACCAAACTTCTCTAGACCTGTACCAGAACCATGAGCTACATGACCACCAGCACTACCACCAGTATTAAGTGAGTCATAACCACCATTTACCGTATCATTACTAGATTCTTTACTGGCGATAAGGTCCAGAAGACCTTTATATGGAGCACCAGGACCACCACTCATGGCATAAGCCTGAGCAGTTCTAGCCAGTGATGGGCGGTAAGTCATAAGGCCACGGAATTGTGGACGTACTCCTTCGTAGACAGCAGCAGCAGGGGGACGTGTAATAGGCTTTTGACCGGCACTCTTCATCAAGATATCCATAATCTCGAATGGAGTCATGTTGGGGTACATCTCATTCATCGCATAGACAAAGCGAGGAATAGCGCCGCCTTTACCTACGTTCTTGACAGCTACTACCTCATCATGAGTGAGGATGTTTGTCTTAGTGATTACCTTATGATCTTCAGCAATGCGGTTGCGAATCTGGGAGATACGACGGATTGATTGTTGTTGACCGCTGTCACGATTGAGGTATTGAAAACCAGCATCTTCACCAGAAGCAGGTTGACCCCCACTCATCTTGAGTGCATAACGACCTTCACCCTTCTGACCTTTGAGGATATCCTTAGAGATCTCTTGCCATGCCTCTTGATAGGCTTCCTCTGGCTCAGCGCCTTGCTTCATAAGCTTCTGGGCACGAGCTTCAAGGTCTTGGTGGGCAATGGCTTGCATCATGTAGAACTGACCGTTTAGTTGGTCAGGGCTAGCCGCCAAGAGACCCATAGATTTCTTAAGCTCTTGGTCAACAGCTCGTTTCGTGCTAGTAACAAACTCTTTACTAGCATCATCACCTTGCTTAGCGAAAGAGCGAAACTGGTTAATAAGCGTAGTGCTGTACTTACCACTCATCAGTTCAAGAGTAGTAAGTTGACCTGAACGTGCTTTCAGTTCAAGTTGCTGTTTAGCCTCAGCATCAGCCAGTTCTTCTGAAGTAGTGAACTTAGTTACATCACTAGGAGGATGCTCACGGAAAGTCTTTCTCCAGTACTCTTCATACTGAGTCTTCTCTTCTTCACTTAAAGGGCCATTTTGAGTAACGAAGTCATGAAGCTGCGAGATAGCATCCTTCTTAGCTTTGCCCTGCTCAAACTCTTGCTGATTATACTCTTTAACATTAAAGTCATTGATTGCAGTTTCAAGTTTAGCCAGGTCACGATCATAGAGTTCACCAAATGGTTTTGCACCTTTTGCACCGTTGAGTGTGACGCCAGTACCACGAAGCTCCTCTAGATCAGCTGCTTGGAACTGACCACTCGCTGCCATATCGACCATGATGTCAATAGCAGCAAGACGTTGGTTCCGAAGACCTACACTCGTTCCACCTGAAGTCCGTTGAATCCAATCAAGGACACCTTGAGCACCTGTAGCTTTGAAGTCGGTAACAAACTCATTGGTTTGCTGCTCCTTGTACTCGCTAGCAAGTGCTTTCTGACGATCATTAGCAAAAGAGATCTTTTCTTGGTTCTCAACCTCTCGCATCCCCTTGAAGAGATACTCGTTGAGGAACTTACCGTCAAGACCGCGATACTGCTTCATGTACTCAGTTCTAAGCTGAGCATTAACAGCAGCCCAAATAGAAGGACCAGCGTTACGAGCAGTATTTAATGTGTAGACTTCTCCGTTGATCTCAAACTCACGGTCTTGGTTCTCCGCTCTAAACAGTGGGTAGTTATCGGCACCTTGAATGGCAAATGCCTTCATGGCACCATATGCCTTACGACCGCTTAGGTTACGGATCTGGGCAATCTGTTCTGCAGATACACCTCTTTCTTGAAGCTGCTGTGTGACGTTAGTGGTGGCTTGATCAAAGGCGTCAATCTTTGCTTCACCTGCCTTGAGAGCATTGTACTCATCAAGTGTGATACCTAACTCAAAGATTGCATTGTAGCCAGCAAGTTCGTCAGCTTCATTCTTCTTCTCTTGGTATGCAGTGTATTGTTTAGCAAGAGTAGTAGAAAAGGTGGCCAGAGATCCAGTGATCTTTTCAATATCACCAGCACGCTGGTTTGCATCATTAACTTGTGTCCTATAGTTCTGTTGGACAGCTCTCTGGTAGGTGTCCCTAAACCCCTTCTGGAGATTGTAGTTACTCTCTCGGTTACGGGCTTCTAACTGATTCTTACGCTCTAGACCCGCTGCAAAAGCATCACGATTTTGCTGCTCCTGTCTGCGGACGGCTTGCATACCACGTATGGTGCGCTCACCCTCCGCCAGGATTCGTGCAGTTTGATCTGGTGCTTGAATCGGGTCAAATGCTGTACGCTGGGCGTACCCTTGGTACGAGATTTGATCCATTTAATTAGTCTAAGTTGATTACCATTGAATACCACTAAGAATATTTGAGGCAGATGATAGTGCTGCACTTGTAAATCCAGCATTTGTCATTGCACCCATTCGTGGTTTCGGAGTATTTTTCCACTTCTGCGGATTTTGGAAGATAGACTGAGGCAGTGGAATAGGCTTAGGCAGTGCAGGAGCAATCTCCGGCTTAAGCATACGGGCAGCGTCAGCCTTGATATCAGCACCGTACTTGTCAGTCATAATCTTCTTACGGTTCACTTGAGACTGCTTATCGGCAGAGGTAAGTGATTCGACAAGGATTGCTTGGTTACGGCCAGCAGCTGCCATAGCAGACTGAACAGCCTTACCAGCAGACCTACCGGCCTGTAGGAGACCTGCTTTACCTTCTTCTTGAAGCAGTTGAACCATTAGATCCTGATTAGCAAAGGCGGTTTCCTTGAACCGCTCATCAAGCCATCTGTCCTCTGATTCCATGGCAACCTGTGCAGCCATGTTGTTGAAGTTAAGTTGCTGCTTATAAGTCTGCTCAGACTTGTTATAAGCACGCATCTGCATGTTGTACTCGTAGTCACGGATAGCCATTCCGTGTTGCCAATCGAGTAATGCAGATTGATCTCTCCAACCACGTTCAGCAGCTTCATTCTGCCGACGAATATTTACGCCTCTAACGGCATAGTTGTAGTCGCGCTTACCTTGTTGGTTGGTATAGCGCCACTGATCCATGGCAGACTTGTAGGCTATCTCTGTGGCTTTGTTGGCTGCAGCATCCTCAGAAGCGCCTCCAAACATGTTGAGGCCAGCACTAAGGGCTGCAATACCAGCCTCTGCGATAAAAGGTATTGGCATCTATCAGGCCCTCCTATAGAATCGTGGTGAGTAGTTCCCCTCCCACATCAACGAGGTAAGAGAGATCGGGAACGGTGAGTCACTAAAGACTCGTAGGGTGAAGTTAGAATTACGTTGATGAATAGGTAGTGTATACACCGTTTGTTCATTAAGCGGAACGTCATTAGCCAAGTAGTAGTCAGCATCCTGAACGGACTGAACGTCATACCACTCAGGATTACCTAGGCTTTGCACCTTGAAACCGACATTACTAGACAGGCCAACTGAGACCTTGACTCTAGAAATAGTGAGATTAGCTGTGTAGTCTGAATTGTTTTGTGCTACCTGGAAATAGAAGGTGGGTAGATGTACATCAAAGTTGTACTTGAATCCAAGGTAAACCTTTGTAGGATCAGAGGTGTAATCGTCACCAATAAACTCAAAGTATGGACCTGTGCCGTCACTACCACGTACAGTAACAGAAGTATATCCAGATTCTCCAGTATTTGTAGGATCAGCGATAATAATTTGTGGGTCCAGACCAGAGATGTCCTTATAGGGTAGATAGCAGCGATTAACCTTTGCGACAGAGTCGTATGTGATATTGGTTGGGTTAGCGTATTGATCAAGGCAGAGTTGTACTACCTGACCACTGTCAGCTCGTAGGATCGCATCGTCAGGTGTCTGGGTGAGGTTTGCCTTAGACAAAGTGTACTGGCCACTCTGATATGTGACTATGTACAGGTCATCGCTATCAACAGCAATAAATTGTGTATTACCTTGGAGTTTCCAGTTGAACCAAGTCTGCATCACACGCTCTTCCCCTACTGTGTAAGTACGGTAGAAGTAGACGTAATCCATGCTCGTCCCATACATCGCCATGAACGAGTTCTGAGGAGATGCAATTAGATCAGTAACAGTATCAGGAACCCATTCTGAAACGATACGACCAATGTCTGTCACGTCTGGGTTTTCCTGCTGACCACGAGTCAACATACCGTAGATACGTGTATAACCTGGAGACTTACTTAGGAACACCATGTTGGTTCCTACATCCACAGGGTCAATTAGAGGATCATTTTCGTAGTTAGAGATTGTCCTGATTACAGTCTTTGTGGGTGTCAGAATACCGTCATCTGAATACATTAGGAACTGCTGCCCGGTACTGAACAAGACAAGACCCTGTGCAGCGGGTAGGACTGCATGAAGTACAGCAGGCCTCAGACTTGAGCAACTAAGATCAACAGGATCGCTATCTACAAGCGTAAGTGCAGAAGCATGGTAGAAGTTGTAAAACTCACCAGCTTGACTCATAGAGACATTATCGTCTGTCAGGAAGCCAAGTCGGTTGTTATGGAAGAATGCCTGCTGAATCGACTTACCAACAAAGCTGGGGTGCTCGTTAGAGGTGTCATCACCAACGAGTCGTGGTTCCCAGGAAATAGGTTGGAAAGTAAATGTGTTGAGTGCTGAGTTAATTAGCTCATGAGGCATGGATGCAGCAGTCAATCCAGATGAGACGCTAGGAGATCTTGTCTCCTCCCAAATGCCTTTACCATCAACACCATTATCAGCAAAGAACTTAATGTAATAAGTATCTTCTTTATTTGGGGTGTTATTGACCTGCAGTACACGACCCTCGCGTGACTCTGCAGGCGCTTCAGGGAAGACAGTAATCTCATCCTGGAACGCAATAAGAGCCTCACCACTGACACCACCACGTACTTCAATGGTGAAGGTAGAAGTACCCTCTAGCTCGATGGATCCCTTGTATTTATATTTTGAGACACCTGCCGGTAAGGGTAAGTTGTTATAGATTTGATCAAGAACATCAGTAGCGTTCAAGACCTTTGTGTTAGTCGTATGGTTAAGAGAGCCATCCTCGGTGTTCTTTGTCGTGAAGGTGTAAGCTGCAGCACTACCTACTTTGACGTAGTACTCTGCACCATACTCAACACTCAGCAACCGTAAGGTACACTTGCTCTTTGCCACAAAGGAAGCATCAGGCGGCTCAGTAGCTACTGTCTTGGTGTTGTTTACAACAATGGTTTTATCTTGTACAGTCAGTACTTGAAGGCTATCCTTAGCAGTAGAGCTGCCATAACTTAGATAACCAGAACCATTGTTGGTAACAGTGACAGTAGCAGCGGGGTCAAGGACATTCCAGATTTTAATGTCTGAACCATAGATAACCCCAACATACTTCTCGGTCGAACTACGGTTAATGAAGAACCACTTACTGTTCTGGTATTCGTTGACAGTGGACGATAGGTTTGCTATCCACTTAGTCCCAGGTCTTTTGGACAAACCATAGGTAGGATCAGCGTAGGAGTTAATTGCTTCTCGCAGTTGACCTGGAATTTTTTTGTCATCAGGTTGCTTGGAGACACCACCAAGAAAACTTGGGATGCGTTGGGTTACACTTGCCATCAGCGATACAATGCTTTGTAGGGTTCATAGCTGTTGTAGTAATTAGCTCCACGAGGATGACCGAAGAAGGTATAGTCACCTTGATTGCATTCATACTCAAGAGCCATAGCGCGGCAATATGCTTCACGCTGTTGGAGTAATTGGTATTGAGTAGGATCTCCGACAATCCTTGTAGAAGTAGTACTTGCTGCACGTGCAACGATGTAGTCCTTGATCGGTACAGGTAGATCTACCCAATCAAACAGCCATACCACATCACATTTAACTTGCTCTTCAAATTCATAAGAGTGAGCAGTGCGGTCATACAACTTCCCTCCACGACGTACAACATCACGATCTCGATAGTCAGGTGTGAGATCTAGTTGTAAGACATTGTTTGGGATTTGAATTTCTTTATTGTTGTCGGGATTGAATGGATATTCATACTCCCGGTTAAAGGTCCATCCTTCTGCCTGAACCTCCCGAGACACCTGTTGTAGGGTGTCGTACGCAATCGCAACGTCCGGGTTGGTTTGATCTAGAGTGGTTACAGGAGCCTGACCAACTGACGCCAGGATCTCATTAACAGCTTGAAGCTCAGTCTGAGCGTTAGTGGTAGGAAATGGCATAACAGAAATGTTGTATGCAATGGATAAAAAAAAGGGGGACCCCGAAGGATCCCCAGATAAATCAGACGTTAGCGATATTGCACTCAACGCCTGCATATGCGGTACGCAGACCCTTGGTGGTAGAAGCCACAGCAGAGTCAGCAACAGCAGAGCCATAACCCTTGCGGGTCTTAGCTACAGAAATACGAACGGCATCAGTGGTGCAAGCACCGCCATTACCGGCAGCAACAGAAGCAGCCATATTAAGTTACCTCAGTTATCAGGAACGAGCCGACTGCAGCTCAATAGCAGCAGCAGGATTCAGGGTGCCGCAACCCATGGCCAGACGACCCACAACGATGTCGCCTTGGTACATGGTGCGAACGTCAGAACCAGTGGTCTGAACTTGGGGACCAATGGCCTCAACCACACCAGCAGCATCCTTCTGATAGATCAGACCGCAGCTAGTGGAGAAGTCGCCAGAGTAGTCATTGTTCTCACCCTGCACAGCAGCAACGTTGCCAGCCAGGAAAGGCAGGTTGTTAGAACGCTTGATGCTGATACCAGCGATCTCATAAAGACCATCGCCGGAGTTCAGGTTACCCTGATTGTTACCGTAGTCACGGTTCAGGATGTTGCTGTCCACTTGGCTCACGAGAGCGTAGTACTGACGAGGAGACAGCACAGCGGTACGACCCTGCTTGGGCAGGTTCTTCTCATCCATGATGGAAGCAGCCTCGAAGAAGGCATCTACCAGGGATTGAGCGTCGTACTCCTTTTGCACACCCAGTTGGATGATGCTACCGCCGGGCTCAGGGCCAGGAGCAGCAGTAATGGGGTGAGCTTCACGAGCAGCCTTAGCGATCTGACGGAAGATCTTCTTGTCGTA